TGGACATATAACGTTTCCCAAGAGTAGTATCCTTCAATTTACTATAATGTAAATATAATTCATCTAAACTTTCGAACCATTCATTACCATCTTGGAAGATAGTAAATTCAGGAATTTTAAGAAAGTAATCAACACTCATAGTGACAAAACTCTTTCCAGTTATGGCTCTAACCAAAGCAAGGGTGTGTTCGGCCATTTCATACTTACTTGCACTTCTTTGTATACATCTAAACCAATGTATTAAATTTTCAAGTAAGAATAAAACTTGCTCTTGATCGTTGGTGAGTCCTAATGACTGTGGTAGAACTCGATAAGCTACAAGAACCAACTCGTTATCATTTTCTCGATGTAATTTACCTGTTTTGCTATTGCATATATTCCAATAGCTAGTAAATTCATTATCGAATTCTGAACAACAACAGTTAAATTTTGGATACAAACAATCACAACATAGACATCTCAAAAAATCATATAGTTGTAATATATCTGTAGCTCTTACAACAACAGTATACTTATTTGCTATTTCTAGCATATACTTTTTTCCCGTATTACTACACCTGCCACGGCATATATATCGGGGTTTATCTTTAAAGGCAAAAGCTTTACATTGAACATTAGCACAACAAGCGTAAATGTTCTTTGGGGGTTTTTGGTCATAATCCTGGTTGGAGTCTACGCAGGAGACCATATAATAATAATCCTCATTAAAGTCACAATATAATTGTGGCTCACTCCTAGAGGAAAGTTTGAATCTTAATTGATTCTTAGAATACATAGTTAAATCACGAACAAAATCGATTGAAGTTTCTTTAAGTTGGAGGAAGGCATTTTCACTTACCACTCCAGTGCGCTTTATGAATTTTGTAGATCGTAACATTATTAAATTTTTACTCTGATTCTTAAAAGAAGTATTATTTCTCCCGTTCGAGGGATATTCTATTCAATCTATAGACAGATATCTCTTGGATTTACACCATGAGATGGTAATTTTAACTCAATGCAGGTCATGATCTTTTTATAAGAAGGCCTGAACAAACGTAAAATCTTAGAGGTTTGAAACTTCCCACTGTAGCGTGAGTCATAGGTCTCTTATATACATTGAATTAAAATTGCGTGATTTTATAACATGCAACATAAATAAAACTCAATAAAATTGTATAAAAATCTTTGATTTTCAAGCGAACTTTGATAATAGGGTGAAAAAGGGTATAACTATTTGAATCTTATTACACCTACCTTAACATTATCAGAGGCTCCATCCTTCAAATTAAACAATTTTAAAAAGCTTTAAATATGAATATATTTTTTATAATTTTTAAATTTATATTATATAACAACTAAAACTAGTTGCAGATAGACTAAAACATAAAAAAAAA